AGTACCAGTCCATGTCGCCAAGGATTTATCGCCGGAGAAGGTCAAGGCCTATCGTCTGGCGGACAACCGCACAGCGGAATTGGCTGCGTGGGATTACGATCAGCTCAAGATCGAACTGGCTGACTTGCAGGATGCCGATTTCGATCTTGGTATGCTGGCGTTCGATGACGAGGAACTCAATCGCCTGCTCAATGGTGATAACGAGGCGACCGTTACCGAGGGACTTACCGACCCCGACGCTGTTCCCGAACCTCCAGATGATGCGGTTTCCGTTCGCGGGCAGGTATATCAACTTGGTTCGCACCGACTGATGTGCGGTGACAGCGCCAATCCCGGCGATCTGGATATTCTTCTCGGCGGCCAACCGATCCATCTGGTCAATACCGATCCGCCGTATAACGTCAAAGTTGAACCTCGCAGTAACAACGCCATCGCCGCTGGTCTTTCGAGTTTTCCCGCCAATGGCGGCATGACGCATCATCAGAAGATGGATGTCGAACGTCACCCGGAAAAGGCCCACGCCACCCACAAGAAGCTGCGTCCGAAAGACCGTCCGCTGGAGAATGATTTTGTCAGCGATGAACAGTTCGACAAGCTGCTTGACGGCTGGTTCGGCAATATCGCCCGTGTGCTTCTTCCCGGTCATGGATTCTACATTTGGGGCGGGTACGCCAACTGCGGAAACTATCCACCGTTCCTGAAAAAACACGAACTGTACTTCAGCCAGGCGATTATCTGGAACAAGATGCACCCGGTGCTGACCCGTAAGGATTTCATGGGCGCGCACGAGTGGTGCTTCTATGGCTGGAAATCCGGGGCGGCCCATCGTTTCTTTGGCCCCAACAACGCCCGTGATTTGTGGGAGGTCAAAAAGGTCAACCCACAGAGCATGATTCACCTGACCGAAAAACCGGTCGAGCTTGCGGTGCTGGCGATTCAGTACTCCTCGCGGAAAGGTGAAAACATCCTCGACCTGTTTGGCGGCAGCGGTTCGACACTGATGGGTTGCGAGCAAACCGGCCGGAACGGTTATCTGATGGAAATCGACCCGCCATATTGCGATGTCATTCGCAAGCGTTGGGCGGAATTTGTTCACGGCGAAGGTTGCGACTGGCAAACGCTCACGCCAGCGGTTGAGGCGGTTCCATGCGGTTAATCTATCTCGCCTCGCCGTACTCGCATCCCGACAGGCAGATTCAAGAGCAGCGTTTCCAATCCGTCTGTCAGCAGGCGGCGGAGATGATGCAACGGGGTGAATTAGTTTTCAGCCCGATTGCCCATACGCACCCAATCGCGGCCTACGACTTGCCCGGCGACTGGGCGTTCTGGCGGCGGTATGACCGCGCCATGCTTGAGCGTTGCGATGAGCTAGTGGTGCTGCAGTTGGACGGCTGGGAGGAATCGGTTGGCGTTCAGGCGGAAATCGCCATCGCCAAAGAGTTGAATATGCCGGTGCGTTTTATCAGGCCGAAGAATTGCCTCGAAGAATGTATATCGAGGCAAGGTAGAGGGAAATAATGTGGTCGCATCAAGAAGACAATTTGAATTTCCCCCGCTCGGCTTTGATAAACCGGCTGTCGGCTCCCTTCTTGGCGATTTCACGGAGGATGGACGAGTAAAGTGTATTGGCAGGCGTTTTGCCCGCACCGGGTTCCCAGACGCCAGCGTCAACGGCCTTTTCGATAATCTCCCGGCAACTCAGTGGCCTGTCGCACGCTTCCAGAACAATCGCGGCGGCGTTCAAAAGCGACAGTGGCTTGCGGTCTGTTTTGGCAACAGTCGCCACAGGTTCGCCCGTGTCGCGTTTTGTTTTAGACTTGGCCTTTCTGGTCGCCTTGGTGGTTCTTTTTGCCCGTGCGCTAGTTTTTTTGGTAGACATAGTTTCTTCATTTCTTGGTTATTGAAGCAGAGAACTGTCACTCATATCCAAAAGCCGACAGCAGTAATCTTCCAGCTGCGTTTCATTAGTATTGGAGCCTTCGAGCTTGTGTTGAATGACGCGAGCAATAGTGTCAATTTCACCTTTATCGTTAGCTGCCACGGTGTGGGTCGCGTGATAGTCCGGCAGGAGGATTTCAACCTCGATAGTCTCACTGTCTCGTTTGCGGCTGACGATGGCGTAATGGCCGTCGCGGCCTTCCATTTCGATTTTTGTGATTCGCATGGCGATGCCTTTCTGTCCATCGGGCGGTTATTCGTTATCCCCGTTGAGGTCGTCGAGCGAGTTCTGCAGTTCCTCGGTGGTCTCGAATCCGGCGAAGAATCGAAGCGTATCCATCAATTGGCTTCGTACCTCTTTGAGTGTTCCGACGCTGCCCCAGTTAAAGGTTTCGGGGCAATCGGCGATTTCCTCGTCGCTGTAGTGGCTGAGCTGCAATTCCATCCAGTCGGTCAATGCGGCGATGTCGTTTCTTGCCCGGCGAAGTTCCGCCAGCATCTTCTGGCGGTTGGCGTTTTGTCTTTCGGTCTTATCCATCGTTATGTCCTTTCTATTCAAGGGGTTACATTCTTTATTCAACAGTCACACATTACCTCAAAACACGCATTAAGCAAGGCAGTTAAGTCATTATTTGGCAGTAATTTACAACAATTACGCAACTCGCGGACGGGGCAAGAGATATGACCGAAGAAACTCCCAAAATCACCGCGATTTCGCCGCAAAAACTGGCTGAAATCCTCAGAAAATCCGGCTCGCGGGAAGTTTCTGACGAAACCATCGCTGCCGACATCGAAGCCGGTGCGCCGGTGGCGACCGATGGCACAATCAACATGATTGAATATGCCGCCTGGCTGGTTCGGGAGATGGGCTATGGCGATTGATCCGACCCAACTCAAACCATCCGAACTGGTGCGGCTGCTGAATTCGACCAGCCTTGGCACGGTCGCCGAAGGCACCAAGGTTTTCAGGCATCGCCAGCAGGCGGGCTTTCGTATCTCACCGGATGGCAGGACGGTGAACCTGTTCAAGTATCTGGCGTGGCTGGTGGATGAACGCCACCGCGAGAAGACAGAAACCGAAACTCGCGATTACGAAGCGATGAAGGAAGCCGCCCGCGCCCGCAATGCGGCCTTGTCGCAGGCGGGACGGGATATCGGCCAGCTGCCAGCGGTGATTGATTCCAAGCGAATGGAGGATTGCCGCAACAATTTCCGGCTGTTTTGTGAAAGCTACTTTCCGCTGACGTTCAACCTCGAATGGTCGGACGATCATCTTCGCGTAATCGCGAAAATCGAGCAGGCTGTCCTGCATGGCGGATTGTTCGCCATGGCCATGCCGCGCGGGAGTGGTAAATCGACCCTCGCGGAAACGGCCTGCTTATGGGCGATGGTTTATGGACATCGTGATTTTGTGACGCTCATCGGCAGCGATGAAGGCCACGCCCTGAGTATGCTCGATTCGATCAAGGCGGAGCTGGAATCCAACGAACTGTTGTTGGAAGATTTTCCGGCGATCTGTTATCCAATCCATTGTCTCGAGGGCATCGCCAACCGCTGTGGCGGTCAACTTTACCAAGGGAATCGCACGCAAATCAGCTGGACGGCCAATGAAGTGGTTCTGCCAACGATTGAAGGTTCGCCTGCCTCGGGCGCGGTTATTCGTGTGGCGGGGATTACAGGTCGTATTCGCGGTATGAAGTTCAAACGTTCTGATGGTCAGACAGTTCGGCCTTCGCTTGTCATTCTCGACGACCCGCAGACCGATGAATCGGCCCGGTCGCTTAGCCAGTGCGCCAACCGTGAACGCATCCTTGCGGGCGCGGTGCTGGGTCTGGCGGGGCCGGGGCAGAAAATCAGCGGCATCATGCCCTGTACCGTGATCCGTCCCGGCGATATGGCCGACCGGATTCTCGATACGGAAAAACATCCCGAATGGAATGGCGAACGAACCAAGATGGTCTACGCCTTTCCCGACAATGAAAAGCTCTGGGATCGTTACGCCGAAATCCGTGCGGATTCTCTGCGTGCCCATGGCGATCTGCGGGAGGCCACCGCGTTTTACAGAGCCAATCAGCAAGCGATGGACGCCGGAGCGAAAGTGGCTTGGTTGCCGCGATTCAATCATGATGAGGCGTCCGCGATCCAGCACGCGATGAACCTGAAATTGCAGGACGAGACGGCGTTCTGGGCGGAATATCAGAACGAACCTCTGCCGGAGAACGTTGGTGAAGACGAACAGCTTACCGTCGATGAGATCGCCCAGAAACTCAACGGCCAGAAGATCGGCGAAATTCCAATCGGCTGTAACCACCTGACGATGTTCATCGATGTTCAGGGAAAGCTACTGTTCTATGTTGTCGCGGCGTGGGAATCGGATTTTACTGGTTATGTAGTTGATTATGGAGCCTACCCAGACCAGCGGCGACGATACTTCACGCTGCGTGACGCCCGTCCTACTTTGCTGGATGAGAAAAAAGGAGCGGGTCTGGAAGGCTCGATCTATGCCGGACTCGAAACGCTGACGGACGAATATCTCTCCAAGGAATGGAAACGTGATGATGGTGCGATCATGAAAATCGAGCGATGCCTGATCGATGCCAACTGGGGAACCTCGACCGATGTGGTCTATCAGTTCTGCCGCCAGTCAAATCATTCTGCGGTTCTATACCCAAGCCATGGCCGTTATGTTGGCGCATCCAGCACGCCGTTTGCCGAATACAAGAAGAAGCGTGGTGACCGGGTCGGGCATAACTGGCGGATTCCTAATGTTCATGGCAAGCGGGCGATCCGCCATGTTTTGTATGACACCAACTACTGGAAATCATTCATCCACGCCCGATTGGCGGCGGTGATGGGTGATAGGGGTTGCCTTTCGCTGTTCGGGCGCGATCCGGCACGTCATCAGCTTTTCGCCGAACATCTCACCGCCGAATATCGCGTCAAAACATCCGGTCGTGGCCGAACCGTTGACGAATGGAAGCTCCGCCCGGAAGCCCACGACAACCACTGGTTCGATGGCATTGTCGGTTGCGCGGTCGCCGCCAGTATTCAGGGGGCAGTTCTGCCCGGCACACAGGAAGTGGCAAAGCCCGTGACCAAGCGTTTGAAG